ATATCGACATACTGACCATAAAATCCACTAGCAATATAATTATCAACCCCGTCCTGATTAGTTTCAGGAACGGGGGATAATACGGATTTTGGTTTCTGTTGGGAATCGTCAATAGAAAATCCAAAAAGTTTTGCCATCTTATAAAAAATTAGGAACCGTTATTACTTATTTATCAATTAATATCGGCGCCACCTGCAGAAGGACTATCACCCTTAACTGCCTCCCAGTATTGAACTTGGAATTCTACTGTGAATTCTTCAATGGTATCAGTGGTGTCATATGAAAGGTCAATCTGAGAAACGTTAGTTGGGAAGATATCGATAAACTTATATCTTCTCAATACAGATCCGTCACGATCAAGCTGTGCTACGTCAGCATTTGATACGTAAGAAAGTGGATCTGTCAAACCTTCTGCAGTTACAACATTGTTGATTCTGTTCATCCAGTTCTCAAATGCACTTCTAAGTTCGAAGTTAGTATCATTTAAGATTGTAACTGTCCAAGTATCAAATGTTCTGTCTCCAGCAACTTTCAGAGTTCTTCCTCTGAAATTTACATCAATAGGAGTTACATTTGATGCTGGGAGAGCAGCTGACTTCACCAAAAAGTTGGTGATGTCATTATTTGCTCCAGTTGGTCCACCAACTGAGGATGGAAATCCAAGATTAACCTCAAAGAGGTTAGGTCTGGCACCACCACCCTTAAGTCTAGCTTTAAAGTCTGAAATTGTTCTTAATGCCATTGTTAGATACCTCTAAAATTAAACGGTTCCGACGATTTCTTCAAAAGAAACACCAGATCTGGTGGCGATGAATGATAGGCCAATATAGTTAATTGATCTATTTGGTTTAATAAAGATGTCTGCAACAAACTCATTATTGTCAATGATTGCAGCAGTGTTATTTGTTTCGTCACAAATAACTCTAAAGTCCTGAACACCTCTCTTTGCCTGGACATCACGGAGGAAAGGTTCAACAATATTTACGAAGTTTGTTCTGGTGGTGGCATCATTGAACTCAAAGAGTTGATCTCTAGCAGCTGCAGAGATTGCATCTTCGAGGTAGATGAAGAGGCGACGAACGTTGATTCTATCAAATGCTGATGCTTTAGCAAGACCAGTCTTATCACCAAAAAGAACAATTCCAGATCCAGGTGCAAAGATGACTGGATTGATTCTATTTGAATAGAGTCTATCTCTTTGTGTCTTAGATGGGTTATATGCTAATTTTACAGCATTGAGGATTGCACCTCTTGCTGTTCCTGCTGGTGAGAACCATGGGAAGTTGTTTGCATCATTTCTTGCACAGAGACCAGCAAGATCTCCATTCAATGGTACATATCTAAAAGTATCTGCAAACTTATCATACATGTACTTATAACCACTATCAAATACTGCGTATGATGAAGAAGAAATGGGTGCATAGAAACTAATTACATTTGATGTAATCGTTTCTGGGCTGTTAATTGTTACGGATCCAACTGCGGTGTCGTTTAAGAAACCTAATCTATAAGGAGAAACAAATGCGACCGAATCTTTTCTTAGTTCTGCAATAGAAATGATCTTATTTGCAATTGCTTGTGCAGTCTCTTTTGCATATGCTGCAGATCCCATTAAAATGTAATCAACTTCATATTCTTCTGTATTTTCGAAGAGTTCATAACCACTAACAAGATTTGCTAATGGTGAAGATAACGAACCTGTCGCACCAATGGTTGATAATCCATTATAGTTCAGACCACCAGATAATGTTAAGACATTATTTCCAGTTGTTGAAAAGATAACGCTATTTGCATTTTGGTCCCAACTGGTTCCAGTTGCAAGGACATATCCTGAACTATAACCAGTGGTTACGATTCCTGAAGGTGCAGACCCACCAAAAATAAGTGATGAAGCAGATGCAAGATACTTTCTCCAATAGGAAGAACTTCCTACAGAGAACTCAGCATCTTTTGCTTTGGAAAGATTAAGATGCTTTTCTAGAATTGATCCAGAATTTCCTGTAATAGATCCTTTATCATCAATTACTACAATATGGAGCTCATCAAATCTTGATCCTCTTGCAGCAGCAAAGGATGAAGTTCCTGGACGATCTGCAAGAGTATTCCAAGCAATCGTTGAACCATTTGATAAAGTGATTGATTGTGAGTCAAACCAATCTGCTTGTGCTGTGTACGCCGCACTTCCCCAAGAAGATGATTGTCCAGCAGTTGTGATTGCAACACTTCCACTAGATGAGAAAGCATAAACACCAGATGGTTGGTAATCAACGTTTGATGTACCAAAAGATAGTACCTTTACGCTTACCTGAGCACTTCCAATTTCTGTAATGATACCCTTAAGTTCTCCAGAAATTGTAGAGGTTGAACCAGCACCAGGAAGAACTGCTGTCAGTGATTGGGTGACGCCCATACCAACTGCGATTCCTGATGTTGAAATACCTGTCAGAATTTGGTCTGCTCTTCCATCAATTAGAGCAACCTTCATTTCGTTTGCCCAAGAACCAGGATTCTGAGATACTACGGTTACATTACTAATTGTATTCTCATCATAACCAAGATTATAATAGTCTTCAATGTTCTTAATCTTAATGCTTGAGGCTGTTCCTACAAAAGCATTTTTTAAGCTCGTATTATCTGCTCTTACAACTCTTAATGAACCGCCATAGGCAAGATATGAGGATGCTACCATCCAGTGCTCATAGTGCTTGTCTGCAGAATATGGTTCGCCAAAATTGTTGAGTAGATCTGACTCGCTTTCTACTAGAACAGGTAGTTCTACAGGTCCTTTGGCAAAAGGAGCAACAATTGCACCAATACCATCAGCGGTAGGATCGATTCTCCCAACAGTTAAATCGACCTCTCTTACTACAAGTCCAGGAGATGCTAAATTTAGCGGCATCTTCGTGTCTCCTAAGTCCAGAATTATTCTAAAAATATTTATTAAAAAGACTACTTTGATTGGGGAAACTGAACGTGAACAGAATTACCAGTCAGGATATTCCCATTTACCAAATACTCTTGTTGATACTCTACTAGAAACTACCCTTTTTATTGTACATTCCTTACACTCATAAGAATATGCAGATGAGAATGAACTTCTATCTTTTCTTGTAAGATAAAATCCATCTACTAGATTTTTTCTGATTCCGCATATTCTGCATTTTCTTTCTGTGAATACTAAATGTTCTACCTCAAACTGATCATCAAAATCCATCACCTATATTCCCACATATATGAACGATCACCATATTCATCTGCATACCATCTGTCACCATCATTATCGACGAATGTTCCAACATCTTCAAACCCATCTGATATAAATCCAAACGGAGACATATCCTGTTCAATCTGATTTTTTTGCTCTTCATAAATTCTCTTACGGACATCGTTGTCCGTCATCTCTTTAAAATATTCTTGTGCAACTAACCATGAGAAAATGACCAAACACATTGCAAGGTCATCATTGCATCCCTCTTCCGCTTCAAATGAGTTGTGCTTCTGTGCAAACGTTGTGAGTTCTGAAATAATCTCATAATCAACCGTAAGTAACTTGTCATCTTCTAGGAGGGTCTTTAAGTTTGAACATCCCAACTTTTTGACCGCTGCTGTCATCCTTACGCCAAGTTGAGACTTCTTACCACTAAAACCTGATCCAACAATTTGTCCGGCACGACCTCTCATTGCACACATAAGAACATTATCATATTCAAGATCAAAGTGTAGAATATTTGCAACTTGATCACCAATATCATTGACTTCAACTAATAACCATGCGTTATTATATCCCTTTGCAACCTCATGAATAATGCTTGGGAATAGCATTGGTTTAATTTCGTTGTTTCGATATTTTGCTACGACCCTATATGGAAATTCTGTTATATCAAAAACAATGAATGCAGAATAATCGTTGCCCAACCCACGAGCAACGTCAACTGTTATCATATAATTATGTTCTTCTTTCGGATTCTCGTAAATGTCTAATCCGGCATTTCGTTTGATCGGATCTTCATATACAAGATTTCTAAGTTTTGCTGGATTG